TACCCATCGAAAATAATGTAACTAATGCGGGTCTCTTTCTTTGCTTTACAGGCTCTCCGAAGCTGATCAACAAGATCGGGCATAATGTCTGGCTTTGATCCCTTGAATAGGTCACGATCGACATCAATGGCACGAACCCAGCCCTGCTCATCTGGATTATGATCAGACTTGCGAGCAGCGTGTCGGGTATCACCGATCCAACCATCCGATGCGCGGTCACGATCTGGGAACGAGTCATCGATCTGCTCCCTTAATTGGATCGCGGCTTTACTTAGTCTTGGTTTCATGGAGCAACTGGAAACACTGCCGCTTCAGCTTGTCCACCCTGAGCAGGTAAATCGCGCAATTCTTGGCGATATGTTGCCCAAGCTGCTTTATCGGCTGGCGAATCTGCAACTTGTGTCCAATCGGTGCGATTTAATTCGGCATTACGCCATAACTTAATCTGCTCCCACTTTTGCTCGTTTGTAGCATCTGGAAATGCTGCGTTAAATGCAAATGTCATTACACAACCTCATAACTTCCTGAAACGTAAATGTTGTCTCCATTACCTAAAGCAACTGGAACAGATCCAGTTACTGCAGTCGATGTCAAATAAGTACCACTTGCAGATCCAACTAAAATATCACAATAGTTGCCTGTAAAGACCATACCTGTTATTGGATAATAAGCAACTCCGTTATCGCGAACGACGATAGAACAAGGAGTGTCATAAGATGGAGCAGTTGGCAAAGTGAAATAAGCAGATCCAGTAACTGATGATGTAGTTCCAAAGGTGAAGTTAAATCGGAAATTAATAACTTTGCCAATTTTCTGATATCTAGCAGTTACTGTTCCGTTGCCTTGTGTAATGTTTCCGAGAGTTGGAGTCCAAGTAGTCCAGGATCCGCCCCAGGTATAATCTAAATCAGTTCCTGATGCCTTCATCAAAACTTGATCAGTCGTACCGCCTTTAAGATCGACAAGGCTTGCATCAATAGAGTCACCTAGTGTCTCAATGGCAGTTGCGCCATTCTTTACAAGGTCGCTGGATGTCGGAACTGTCCAGCCGTAGTTAGGTGTAGTAGTTGCCATTAGGTTAATGCTCCGCTCGCGTTAGTCCAAGTAAGTGTACCATTTACGCCTGTCCAGATCAGTGAAGCAGGGGTAACTGTTTCCCATTGGGTAGTAGATAATGAGAAGTCTGTTGCTGAGATGTAGAGGGTGATCTCTACAAAACTAGGGGTTGCTCGCAAGGCAACATTTTCCACAAAGCCATCAAATGACCCGCCCAGTAAGTTGCTCGGCAGATTGTTAATTAAGACAGGCTCACCAAAAAATACCCCGATAAGGCTGTCAAGCATGGCACTTGGGATGTCTGGGTTGTCTAGGCGGAAAGTAATCGCACCCAATGACCCGCGTGGGTTTTTGCGTAGATTAAGCTCTCTAGAGGCGATGTCGGTTATGTCTGCAAGGTTCTTGATGTTGGAGTCAAAGGAACGCTCAAAGAGTCCGTAAGAGGCTATAGAGTCGGTATCAGAGGTACTGTAGGTCGATCCGTAGGATGCTCCGTAGCGGTAGATAAGGCTATTACGGATACGAGCAATCTGAGTTGTGGACTGGATAGATGAAGGTGTTGCATACGAGCCATCAAGGTTAGTAAATCCATTTGTTGCGAGATAGTTAGATCGGTGGTCTGCATCGTCATAGGAAACATCTCCATCCTTCTCTTCATAAATCTGACCAAGTGCGCTAGTGGCAATCTGATCTACAAGGGTTTGGCTCTTAGCCGTTGCGCTAGCTGCGAGGTTAATCATGGTGTAGAAGCCTGAGTCGATAGTGCCGATGTAAGACTCAGCGTTAGCCCATGTCACATCTGCTGGATAGGTGTCCCATGTGACAGTTGGAGTGACCTCTGCCCAAGTTAGGTTAAGGGCTGAGCCAAGTATCTCGGCGATCTGTGCGCCGTCTAAGCCCTCTGCAAGGGCTGTGTTATAGACAACCTTTGTCAGTTTAGCCAGTGAGCCAATGCCTAAGATTTTGCCTGTGGTGATGTAGCCAGTCTCTTCAGGGCTTCTAACGCCGATGTTGAAGTCTGAAACCTCACCGCCAAATACTGTGACATAAGTGCCAGATGAGTTTTTAAGCTCTAAAGTGATTGGCTCTGTGACATTGATGGTGAATGGTGAGTTATCTGTGTTTATGATCTCTACTTGGCAATACCCAGCAGTAGCCTGACGATCAATGTCTAAGCGACCAGATGCAAAGGAAACAGAGGTAACAGTCGTATAGACATCATCACCTACTGTAACCCGCCATTCTGGTAACCATGTCATGCGATCATTAAGCCTCTCAATGTGCCTCGGCTAACTGCCTCGGTTAGGACATTATCAATAGCCTCTGCGATGGCGTTAGGATCGCCAATACCTGTGTTCACATTAACAGTAAAGTTGAACTCACGCCCATTAGGGCTGATGCCTGAGATCATGCCTGTATCGGGTGTGTATTCTTTTAGGTTAGGCAGGATTTGTGTTACTACTCCAGCAAGGGCGGCAACATTGGCGTTAGTCTCGGCGATGGTTGTGCCACCGCTAGGGAAAGGATAAACAGTTGCTCCGCTTGTTGAGCCTGTCGATGCAGTTGCTGTAGCAGTAAGCGCGGAAGGTTTAGCACCTTGTAGTCTTAGCAATTCCAACATCTTGGCAATAGCCGCATCTAGGTTAGCCAGATTGATCAAGTCTTTAGGCTTTAAGCTGTCAAGAATAGACTTGATGTCTTGCAGCTTTACATTCTGACCAGAGAGTGCGCCTAAGATTTTAAGGTCAGCGTTTAACTTCTCTGTTGCCTTGACAATAGCTGCCTCATCCTTAGAAGCAATAGCATCTTCTAAGGCAAGGATTGACTTCTTGACATTGAGGCGTGCTGTATCGTTGGCAATCTGTAGCACCTGTGCTGCACTGGTTGCCTTGCCTAATTGCTCAGCCTGATTAGTAAGAGCTGCGGCAATCTGGATCTTGTCAAGGTCGAAGACATCCTGACCCTTGTTGAGAGCAAGATTAGCCTTATCAATTGCAGCCGATAATTTCTTATCCTTTAGGATTTTAGCCTGTGCTACTGCTTGCTCTTTTGTGAGCTTTGTGATGGCTGTGGCGTTCTTCTTAGCAATAGCATCGGCTCGTTGAGTATCTTGTGAGGATTTTGAGATAGAGATGTTACCCATGCCCTTAAAGGCATTAGGGTCTTTAGCGAATAACTCAAAGTCAAAGATTGACTTAGTGATCTTAATAAACTCACCAGTCTCACGCACGAAGTTTGCGATTGACTCTGCTGCTGCATCGATCTTGGTAATAAGGTTATCGACAGAGGATGAGTTAGTAATAGTGACAAATGCATCAACTAGACCCTTACCGATGGTCTCTTTTGCGTTATTGCCTGCGACAGTTAATCTAGCAAGAGCACCACCATAAGTATCGGCTGCCGCTGCTGCCTGACCTGCAAAGAGTGTTGCTAATCTTGTTTGGATTTCCTCAAATGACGATGTGGATAACTCAGCTTTTGTAAGTCCAACACCCAAGCGACCTAGTGCCTGAGTTTGTCCTAAGTAAGCCTTTTGTAAGCTCTGTGAAACCTGAGTAACGCTTTTACCTGTACCTGCTGCGATGTCAAGTGCAAGCCCGAGTAATTCCTGAGACTTAGTAACATCACCTGTGGCGCGTAGTAAGCGATCCATCGCTGGGCGTAACTCGTCATCAAGCACGCCTGTCTGTTGCTCTAGGCGAGAGATGAAGCCATTAACTGTGCCTACATTTGATCCATAAGCCAAGCCTAGATTTTTAAGGGTAGTGCCTAATGAAGCTGCTGCCTTTTCATCCTCAGCAAAAGCCTTAACAGCAGCCTTGCTAAATGAATACAACTTCTGTGCGCTATAGACGGCTAAAAGGCTTTTAGCAAGTCCCTTAACATTCTTGGTCAGTTTGTCGGTTGATGTCTGAGCTTCCTTAAATGCCTTCTTGCCCTTAAACTCGGCGGCGATGTTAATGTTCACATTACTCATGCGGCTCTCCGTACATCTACTAGGGCTGTTCTACGATTAAACTTAGTTGTGGTGTTTTCAATAGCCTTAAACACAGAGGCATTAGCGCGACCCTGAGTCTTAGCCCAAGCTCTAAAGATTAAGCGACCCATCATGCGATGATCGCCTCGGCGGCTTGATCCGTATAACTGACCCAAGTTAGAAATAAATTGATTGCCTGCATAAGGATTAACAGAGCGAGACACACCTTTAGATGCGCCGCCTGCCTTAGCGCCTACCCACTCTTGACCCTGACCATTCTTACGACCAGCAGTCTCGTAGATCGCACCAATCATAGACTTATTCTGAATACGCACAGTATTAACAAAGCCTGCTGCATTTGGCTTAGATGGTGTTGTCTTGTAAATAATGCCCTTACGGATTTCCAGAGCATCATACTTTGGAAAGCGACCACCTTTAGAAGTTTCACGCTTAGCCCAACCAGACATGGGAGATGCGATAGGCACATAAGACCTAGCCTCATTAACAATAGGCTTTAAGATGTTTCCTAATTCCTTTGTTAATTCTTTGGCTAAATCGGGTGCGTATTGATTAAGGGCTTTACGAAGCTCTACCGCGCCTACTACCTCGGTTGGCATCGCTGACCTCTTTCGCTTCATCCTTGAGCCCTTGCACAAGTGCATCGAGCATTGTCTTATCTAAATCCAATAATGCTTGTGGCGAGATCCCCAACCTGATGCTCAATCGAGCGATCAAGTAGGTGAATGGAAGATCCCGCTTTAAGCTAAAGGGTCGGAGTCAAGCACCTCGACACTTTTAAGTGTCTCGATGAACTCCATCCCGAAAGGCTTAACAGACTCACCTGACCTGCG